TTATAGAGTACACGTCATCCGACTAAAGAGCCAGTGGCCGTCGTGAAGCTAAGTGTCCCCGTAGGGAAGGAAAACCTATGCCCTCCCTACGGGGTCTAGAGTGTTTTATTACGGGGCTATCGTCAGCATCATGAAGCCGAAGTCTGTTGTGGCAGGCACGATGTACATCGAGTAACCAACGCTCTGGTTATCTGGTGCGGCACTGCTATCCAGAAGTATGGCCGCGCCAGCCGCGCCTGTTTCTGCCGATGCTAACTGGTCACCAACAACCCAGGTTGCCCCAGTATCCAGCAAAGCGCATGGCCCCCAAGTCTGGAGCCACGTATAGTAACTAGCCGTTACTGTCGTCGTGGAAACACCAACTGCCGCGTTCGTAAGCGTGGTTGGCTGAACAAGTACACCATCGTATATGTTGTACAGAACCCCAAAGAGAGAAGAGGTAGAGGTCAACGCTATGGAAAAACCATCTTCTTCATCAATGGTGAACTCACAACCCGCCGCACTAGATACCGCAGTGTTGGATTTAATAGGGTAAATGCACCCTTCCCCTGCGTCATCGTTAACGTACAGCCAGCCTTCTTTGTACTGGTCTTTGGTTATTGTAAGCGATGTGCCTGTTGTCACAGTCGTTGCGCCTACAGCGCCGCCAGAAGCCCACGCCAAATCCATATCATCAGCGGCGTCAGTGACAGGTGCTTGAACCAGTCTTCCTGCCGCTATACCAGCGCCTGAATCTTTTGCATACCTATATGCTCGTCCATCAGCAAAGGCCATGCGAGTTCCGAGTTTGTGGCGTTGGTCAGATGTCTGCTGTTTTTCCCAACCGGCTTTTCCATAAACTGTATTCGGGAATGACATTTGAAACCTCCTTAAAGGTCAACTATTACAGGGTTTGCCCCTGCGACCAACCGATATGATAATCCAGGTAGCCTCGGTCAATCGTTACAGCTACTCGGATACTTGATGTGTCTTCATATGAACTCTCAGGCGTGACAACGCACCCGCCTTGGTCAGGGCCGTCACTGGATCGCCGCACTCCTGACAGATCACCGACTCTTCGTTGGTGTATTCCTCGCCAGACTCGGTCACAGGCTCTGCCTGTGCGTTACGAGACGCGCACCAGCGACACTCACAGGCATCGCTGGGCGGGTAGGGCAGTAGGCCCAGCCGGGACTTCCTGAGAACATAGTCAGGATTGCCCGGAAGGTTCTCCACCTTCAAGCCGACTGGGCTGATAACCACGCCGTCCTGTGTCAGGGTCGCGGCATGGCGGTACAGGGATATCTTGGGTTGCCAGCCATCGACATACTCCCAGGAATATCCCTGCCCAATTAACTGTTCGCGTATTTCAATACGCTCTCTGGTCGTTAAGGCCATTTCAGTCCTCTACTATGAGGTTGCTGGCGTGGTGGAGTCCAGTGTCAGGGCCGCGCCTCGGCTGTCATCCAGTTCAAACACGCCGTAGTCGGCGGTCATCACCAGTTCTGTGGCCCTGAGAGAGGCGTCTCGCTGACGCTCTGTGCGGGTGTCCACGGACTTGAGAACCGCAAGGGCTGACTTGTCGGCAATGACGCCAACAGTAGCGGCGGCGGTAGTCCTGGTGATGTTCCCGTCCTCAAAGATGGGAACTCCGAATATCGGGCGTATGCCACTCCAGAAGTTGCCGAGCAAGTCCTGAGACCACCCTGGCGTCATGGGATATGTGGCGGCTGTCCCTGCGGCTTCTTTGGCCAGATCGAAGACAGTGAAGGGATGATGGTTGATGTAAAGCTGGTTGCCGAAGTTGCTTCCCTTGGCGTACGCAACGGCGGCGGCTACATTCGCTATGTCAAAATCCCTGCCAGAGGCTCCCAGGTCTACCGAGAACCCTGAGTAAAGGGCTGTGACATCGTTGTCCTTCTTCCTGGCCATGCCGTCTCCAAGCTGTCTGCCGACCATGGTCATGACATTGTCAGCGGCCTGCCTGACCAGCTTGTCCGTGAGGATGACCTTGGCTCCGACCTCGGCGGCTGTCAAGTCCACCGTGGTCATGCCGATCTCTTCTTCGTCAATGATGTCCTGGCCGTCCACAAGATCACTCATGGACATCTGCGCGACCTTTGGCACCGTCACCTGTTTGGCCCCCTTGGGCAAGGTGAAACTCTCGATGAGAGCCAATGCTGGAGCGTTATGCTCCTCGGTGTATCTGGCGCTGGCAAGGATTATGCGCTGGGCATTCTCTAGATTTCCTGTTGTTGCGGCCTGTGGCATTTAAGACCTCCTAAGTCTTATTATATCCCCATTAATCTTCGCGCCGCCGCCGTAGCATTGGCCGACCTGTCACCTGCATTATACCTATCGAGCCAACTTCCGTCATTACTTGCGACCTGTGGCTCTCCTTGAGAACTGTCAAACTGTTGCGCGGGAACCTGGGCCTGCCGCAGTTTGGTAAGTTCGTCCATGTTTTTGGCATCGCTCGACATCTTCTTGGCGATCTGCTCCATCTGTTCGGGCGTCTCCGCCAGCCTCAGTGTGGCCATATCATCGAACCCCAGGTTATGCGTCTTGGCAAAATGCTCCGCCGCCGCCTGCTTGCCCAGCATCATCTGGGTCTGGAACTGGTGCTGTCTCGCCGTGTTGGCCTGGGCCTGACGACTCTGTATGTGCTGATACGCGATTTGCTGGGCCTGTTCGGCCATATACCCCTGGTTCTCAAGCTGTTGCTGATACCGCTGGGCTTCCTGCTGAAGGGCCGCTCTCTCCTGCACCTGCTGGTACTGACCCGCCTGCTGGCTCATCTGCTCAAACTGCTGTTTCTGTTGCGCCTGTTGCGCCTGTTGCATCTGTTCAGGCGTAGGCTGGGTTGGCGCCGTCGGCTCCTGTGCCACAGGGGCAGGAGCTTCAGGCTCCGGGGCCGGGGCGGCAGGCTCACTAATGTCAATGGCCACTTCGGGCATGTTGTTGAGCGTATCCACCTCGGCTATCAGAGGATTCTCAGGCGCGGGGGCATCCTCTAGCAGTGGAGCCTGGACTGGTTCTTGATTCTCATTTACCATACTTGTCCTCCTGGGTAGGTGTGCACCTAATTATTTACTGTCCCATCCGTGATGGCATCTTACCATAGAGTTTATAAAATAATTCCACACTAGACCTATGCGCTGGATTTCGGCCATACCATTCAACGACAATCTTGTCCACAACTGGCCCACTCTCAGGCGTCATAAGGATCGCGTTTCTGGCCAATCCCCTCTGGTATTTCAGGGTTCGTATGCTTGCCCCATGTTGGGTTCCTTCAAGACGGCGGCGTTCCATCGGCCCACTACGAAGCCATTTCTCCCACGCCTCTCGCGTTGCGGGAGCCAGTGTTGACACCATTGTGTCCATTGTGGGGGTGGTGAACCATCCCACGTTTTCCAAGGTCTGCATGTCTGCGTAATACTGGGCTACCTTGGGAGAATGGTTTTCGGCAGACTCCGCCGCCCTGTTGGCGTCCCACCTTAAAACCAATGCCTCTCCCCAGGTGGCCTGTTCAGCCTTGAGTTCAGCATTGAACTTATCATAGTCCATTCTCTTGAAGGCTCCAGAATGCTTCTCCATGAGCTTGTAATATCTATGCTGTGCCCACCTTAACGGCAGTCTTTTCTGCAAATCTGCGGCCTCTTCATCCGACAGATCGTTGTCCTTGTCTCTTCTGCGAACCTCCGCGTCGTCCATATATTTCAGGGCAATCCCATCCTGCCTAACTCTATGCTCAAGCTGGATATCGCGGTTCTCGTTTTTCCAATGAGTAGGCTCCCATGCGCCTTTTTCAGCCTGCTTGTCGTATCGAGCGGAAAGGTCGTGCTCGGCCTGCATCCGCTCACTCTTGATCTCATCGCGCTCTGCTAGTCGCGCACTGAACACCTGATCCCTCGCCGCCCCCTCTTTCGTTCTCAGTTTTAGTTCATCTACGAGATGCAGGTTCCCTTCATAGTTCTCAACCGCCCGGTGCTTCTCCGGGGATAATTCAAAAAGCGATTCGGTAGAATCTTCAGGATCAAAATTTCGGATCATCGTGCGCTGTAAATCAGCCGAGGACGGCGCCCTTATATTCTCGCCAGTTGCCTCAAAGAGCATCCCCTTCATGCCCAGAGTCGCCTCATCCACAGGCAGGATATCCTTGAGTTTGGCGTCCGGGGCGATGAAGGAGCCTACCGCCGGGATATCGACATCCCCGGCAAACTTCCTAATCGCGCCAACCCCCGCTTCTCCGAATCCTATAGGAGCGGCTATGTCGAAGAGGAACTGGAGCAACCTGCCAGAATGCCCGAACTTATCGGTGTCCCTGCCATAGAAATCATTGCCGCTAATCAGGTGCATGAACGCCCCGGCGGTGGCTCCCTTCCTGGCGTTGACAAAGCTATCCCCAGCTATAT